CCCCACCTACCCCCTCCCCCCCCATCATCTCACCACCTATCGTTTACCCTCATGGCTATCCTTACAGTACTGGTCATCTATACAGGTTAGGGTTTACCCTAGATGCGAATGATTCTCATTTAGATTTAGAAGGGCATGAGAGACGGCGGGTTCTTTATTGGGGTACTTGAATCGGTTTAGCATTGTCTTATTCCCTTACTGATTCTCTTATGTCATCCCTTACTAGATCACTTGAATTGGGGCTGTTAGTTGTTGCGTGACCTATATTTAAAATACTCAGATCGTCGCCAGGTCTAAACCCTTTATTGTGAGCTTCACTGTATAGATCAAGTACGTTCTCAAAACCACGGCATAAATTACCCTTACCAGCCGCCAACAAGATCATTCTCTGAGGGTTTGTCAGTGTTCTTTGAAAGTATCGGGTCTGAGGGTTTGAGGGTCTTCCCATTTTTAACCTAGAAATTGATTTATTTAATTATTGCATACTTTAATTCTAAGGGTAAATACTGATAGGGTTTTGGAGGGGTGTTATAAATCAACAACTTACAAGAGTTGGCACGAATCTTTTATGCTTATATAGTGAGAGGGTCGATTTTTAGCCCTCTCTTTTATCAACTTCAATAGGTTTCAAAATGGATAAAACAACTTACAAAACGATTCGCAGATCAATTAGAGACAATGGCCTGCGCTACACCATGCACCATGCACAATGCACGGGCAACATTCCAACCCTGACAATTTGCGACTTTGTGGCCAACACAATGCGACTGACTGACTGGCTGGCAATGAGACAATCATTTTCACGCTCAGAGAGGGCTTCTATAGCCTTTAAATTGACTACATCAGTACTTGGAAAGGTCTAAACCATGAAAAACTATCCAAACATCGAAAAATCTGCCTTTCGTAAAGGTGAATACGTTGGCTATTGCGAAGGCAAAATTTATCGCATAAGCAAAACTAATAGCAGCTTTGGCACATGGTTTGCCTATGACTGCGAAAACTACAATGACCAAATTTTTGCGTTTGGCCTTGCATCCATGTCTGAAAAGCTCATAGCAAAACATGAGGTGACAGCATGAACGATCAATTTTTAGACTATGCCGCTGCTCTTGCAATAGCCCTTGTGCTTTGTATAGGTTTACTCGATTATTTTGACGTTTTGGTCAAATAATTTTCTTCTCTTTTTTAATAGGCTATACATCATGGATAAGATCACACAATCAATAGAATCATTAAACAGGGCTAAAAACGGGGATTCTCTCGCAAATTATCAGGCAATTTTGCAAGGGTTTGCCGATAAGGGAATTGCAGCAAGTGACATTATTCCCCGTGAAAACGTGTTCACCTATAACGCATGGCTTGCACTCAATAGACAAGTTCGCAAGGGTGAACATGGCGTTAAAGTTGTTACATGGATTCCAGCAAAACAAAAAGACAGTGAAAGTTCTTTCATGCTTTGTAGGCGTTCAACTGTTTTCCATGTCTCACAAACTGACCCAATACAGTAATTAGACTGTAAGCCCTTAGTGATAGGGGTTTATGGCCTAGAGTTTTTCTAGGGTTTCATTAACTTTTTGAATAGGCTATACCATGAAATTTTCTATCCAGCGTAAACACATTCGTGCCATGTTGCACTTAGCGGCTAAAAAAGATATTCGATACTATTTGCAAGGTATCAACGTAGTTCGTGACAATCGGGGCACGTATATAGAAGCAACAGACGGGCACGTTTTAGGCCGTTTGCTTATAGATGGCATTAGATCAGACACAAAGCAAAATGTTGTTTTACCTACTGAGGCACTCGCAAAGCTCAAGGGCACAAAAAAGCAAGGCGATGAATGGCTCAGTTTTTCCGTTGAGGGCTTTGCAGTAGAGTGCATTGATAGTCAATCGACAACCCGCTTTTCTGCCCATGATGCACGTTTTCCCGATACTGATCGAGTGATTCCCATGGTTTTCAAGGATGAGGATGTAAAACCCTCAACATTTAACCCTGATCTACTTGTCCGCTTTATGGATGTTTCAGAGGAACTCTACGGGAAACGTCAAATTCCAATGGTTTTGCAACGGGGTAGTCAATCTTCTATTGTCTCATTCCCTCAGATGGATGACGCATTTATCGGGGTTATCATGCCTACCCGTGAATTTGCACCCGCTAAAGTGCCTGAATGGTGCTATTTGCCCTCAGTTAAGCCAGTAGAAGCCACTGAAACCGCTTAATTTCAGACTGCAAAGCCTCTTTTTAGGGGTTTTGTGGCCTGCAATTCGCAGGTTTTTAACATTCAAAAGGCTTTAACATGAAAACAACTGTTTACTTTTCAGAATTTTGCGATTATTTCCGTCAAATTCGACCCGATAACTTTTCCTATCAGGGTTTGCGGGTTCTTTTTGATTATCTCGAAGATATTGATTCTGATTTTGAATTAGATGTAATCGGATTATGTTGCGATTTTGCAGAATCAGATTATGAAACGATTGCCACTGATTATTCTATTGAGTTAGACCCTGAAATGGATGAAGATTACCAAAAACAGCAAGTAATCGAGCACCTAGAGGGTGAAGGGGCTTATGTAGGTGATTCGATCAATGGCATCGTTTTCCGTCAATTCTAAGGGGCTAAAAATGCACGATATAAAACAACAACTTGAAATTATTTGGGATGCTCTACACGCATATAGAGAAGATAGCGTGTCCGAAGGGGATGAAATGCACGATGCAATTTGGGATGAAGTTTGCACTGCAATGTCAGTTATTGAGGAAAATCTAAAGGCAATTGAATGATCTATGCAATAGCTGCGTTAATCCTTAGAATTCTATCAAGCAAACGATAAACCCAGAACCCGCCATAAAAAGCGGGTTTTTTTACGTCTATAAAAAGCCCTTGTTTAAGGTTCTAAGCCCTTTTGAAGCACCTACCCCAAGCACCCATGCTAGAAGTCGGCTTAAAAGGGGCTTGAATGGTCTTCTAGGGGCATTTCCTGCGTCAATCTGCGAATGGTAACGTCAAGGGCTGCCAGTTCATCCATTTTTTTAATTCGCCATATGGCCTTAGTGCCATGCCAACTATTGTGGCAATCCCTACATAAAGCGATAACGCAGTATTGTAATTTTTGCTCTATGTGATGTGCATCACTTGGCCCATGTTGATCGCATACTGAGCATGGCAATAGTTTAACTTTTCCAATGTGTAGCCTATGCCTTGCGCTTAGTTTGTTGTTCATTGGGTGTTTTTTATTTCATGCCTAGCACTGTATTGCTCAGTTCTAAATACCTCAATGCGTGTTTGTGCTGCCGTCATAAGCCAACGGTAACGCTCCTCTAATTCGACCGCCTCCCTGATGCCCTCTAAAATCTGAATGTACTCAGGGTGAGCATAGGCATAGGTTTCTTGCTTTCCAAGTACCTCAGTGCCAGCTTGTGACATGAGTTGCGCCTTGCGTGATTTTCTGAATTCCTCTAAGTACATTCTAGTAGCCTTAGCCTTGGAATATAAAGGGGCTGTTTCAATGAGAAACTCTATTGCTCTGTGCGGATTATCACTCATGCTTCGCCTTTTAGTTTAAGCCCATGCTCGGCTAGTTTCTCGATTATCTCATTAACACTTTTTCTACCCATATTGGGTGTTTTTAATAATCTGTCTTTAGTACAGTTTAATAATTGAGTTAATGTATATACTTCATCGGCTTTTAAACAACGCTCAGAACGTACAGTTAAATTGAGCTTTTCAATGCCATCAAAAACGATAGCCTCAGTTAAAGCCCATCTATGAAGTATTTCGTCTCTGCGGTCTAAAACACCCTCTGCTATGTAGTAGGCATCACGGGCGAAGTTATGCGGTAGGTTCTTTAGTACTTCTATTGCGATCTTGTCTAGTAGTTCTTCTCTTGTCATTGGTAATCCCTACATGAGTGGTTTTTTGCCTGTTCGCTACTGTCCCAAAGACCCGTGCAACCCGTACATTTGAATTTGCCCATGGTGATTGAAAACTTACCCGTTAGCCTTGGCTCTGGTAGTTCTAGTTGTTTGGCATAAGCTCGGTCTTCAATCAGCTTGGCAAAGCGCACAAGCCCATCTTCATCAAACTTCAGGCCGCTTACAGTGTGTTCTATTGCCAACTTAACAATGTCGTCTTTGGTCATACATCCTCCATCTTGTAGTTAAGTTTGTGATGCTGAAACCTCATGGCTGCTTCCATTTCCAATTCAGCACAAGCCTCTTGTGACATACATCCCACAATATCACGCCCAGAGAACCAAACTTCTTTTATTGATTCGTTATAGGTGGATTTGTCCTCGTCCATTTCGTATTCATAGACTACTGTCACTACTTCGCTACCTTGACCGATTGTTGTGTCAAATTCCCATGTGTGTTCCATCATTGACTCCTGTTTAAAACTGTTAATTTACTCTTGTTTATCAATAAAACCATTAGGACTTACCCTTAGTTTGCCTCTTTTACCAAAACCTCAACCTTGCCGATTTCCCCGTAAACCTTGGTGATGTGCAAACTTGTCACCTGCGAATCATTCAACATTACTACCCCTGCCATTCCATCGATGATTGCTTTTGCGGTGTTATCGCAATCGGGCTTCTTTAGGTGTTTTTCCTCTCCAGATAAACAAGCTAATCTGCGCTTTTTACTGTATGACACTGGAATAGCATGGGTGATGTAGATATAAGCCTCTACAGCCCCTTCCAATGGCTTAGATGCGCCCATTGCACAAGCCGCCATGTAATGAACTTCATCTTCATACGTTTTTGTCTTAGCAGGGGTGTAGGTTTGGACAAAGTTTCCTCGTCTGGCAAACTTAGGTCTTCCCTTAGCTACGGGTTCACCATAGATCGTAAAAAATACTTGGAAGCTCATAGAAGTGTCCCATCTTTGATTCGGTTCATATATTCCCTTATGCGATCTCTTGCACCAGTACCATAGATTCTTTCGGCTCGTTCTAATCTCGCCCTAATAAGGTCACGATTCTTTCCCCACTCCCAGTTGCGGTAGAGTTCTCTAGCTTCTGCTTGCTCTAGGATTACTCTATCGCTTGGGCCTTGAATGTTACGTCTGCTCCAGATCACCAGTAAGCTCCAATGCTTTGTTTATCAGGTGTATCGGAAATGGTACGCCCTCTTTTACTCTGTCTAACAGTCTCATTGCTTCAAAGTAGTTCATACAAATAAAAGTTGTTGGGTTTTTACAGTTGTTCCAGAGTCATATCTTTCTGAGTCACCTTTTGGATATGGCATAACTTCGTATTTCAATTTAGAACGTAAGACTTTTTTATCCGGTTTTGAACCATGAAAGATAATATATCTATGTTTTCTTGAACGCTCTGTGTAATAAAAATCATCACCATGAAGTTCTTTTATTCCCTCAAGTGTCATACCATCACTTATGGTTTTTGAATGTTTATGTTCTTGTCCTTTAATAGTCCAATCAACTCTATTTGCTGAAAGTCCTGTGTAAATGAAATTGGTGGCTTGATAAACATAGCCAACATGACCCTTACTGGTATCAGCATAAGAAACAACAATCATTGGTTTTGGCAATAACTTGATTGAATTCGCAACAAGGAATGATGCTTCATTTTTGTGGTTGTCCAACAAACAGACTCGATTTAGCTCTAAAACTTTGTCTGAGTATTCTTTGCCACAGATTCCCATGCAAAGTGATGGCGAGGCAGGGATGCCATAAGTTATTACACCAACAAGAATATCATCCTTATAAAGCCCAAACGCAAACATTATTTGTGGCATACGCTTGGCATAGTGTTTTTCAAGCAACCAAGGCTCAACTTCAAAGTTGTTAATTGGAAGAACTTTCATTTGTCCTCCACTTATGTTTTTCAAGCCACTTTTTAGCCTTCTCTTTTGCTTCTAGGGCTGCTTGTTTATCGGCTTGGGTAGCTTGCTTCTCAATCTGCAAAACTTCTTTGACGGGGATGTGTGGCCCTTGGTTGCACAAGTTTCTAAACTTGATGGCACTCGGAATAAACTCTCCCTCTAGTTTGGCAATGGCAAAGTCCATGCTTGGGCGGTATGTCAGGAATCGACCTAGTTGGTTTTTCCACTCTTGCCGAACAAACTCTGGGTCTATGCCATCAAAGTGGCGATTAAATGGTGTTCCAA